GTCCTTAGCCAGAGTCTGACCGGCTAGATCTACACGATTTGTGAAAGTTTTCTTGAACTCCTCATACTCATCCATCGAGTTAAAGGATTTCGCCAAAGAGAAAGTAGCTGCCTGATTGCAAGGTACGGAAACAACCGAAACTTCAAACAACTCAGCGTCCTTAATCATTAATCCATCAGTTTCCTTAATATAATCCGCATCCTTGACTCGGAAACCGACAGAAAAGGCTCCAAGGACACCGTCTTTAACTAACTCAGCAACATTGCCAGGGGCACTTTTGCTAATCTTGCATTCTAATTCCAGACCATTAGGACCAGCTTTCATACCAGTCGCACGACCAATTGGTCGATCATAGTCATGGTTGAAAAGAATAATAGGATTCTTTTCAAAGTTTGCTAGCCCACCTTTTGTCCATGCTTCGTGAGATATAGAATCTCCAGCACGGTCAAAGTCAGCAGTACTAGCCATCCCACGAATCATTACACTGCCATCTTCTGCAGCTTGTGATTTAAATGTGGAGGTAAGATTAAATATTTTTTCCATCTTCTTTTACCTCTGCTTTTGCAGGCTCAGCCTTGGGTACTTCAATTTTTACAGGCTTTGGCTTTGGTACTTCTATCTTTGGTTTTTCTATTTTTACTTCTGGTAATTTAGGTTTAGTAGCCATAAGCCAAAGTTCTGGCTCATTTCTTTCTAACATAATAACCATACGAGAGTAAGAACGAAAAATTCTACGAATGTTTGAAAGTAGAACTGGTTTATCTGCAGCTTCTACATATTCTGCTTGAGAAAGAACTTTTCCTTTTTCAGCAAAAAACATGGCTACATCTTGTAGTACTTTCTTGATTTGTGCCTTATTCGACATCTGTGTCTCCTTCGGTAGGTCTTCCACCCAAATCTGGGTTTGCTGCGCTGCCTGCAATATTCGCAGGAACTCTTAAATCGCTGTGACCTTCTACGGCTTCAAAACCTAGGTTATCACGAGCTTCATTTGGGGTAATAATTCCTGCGTTTACAAGAGCAGAATAGTATTGCGCGGAGTCGCGCAGTTCTGGTTGCAATGCTGGAATATTTGTAATATCTTCTGATAGCTCATACCCAAAAAATCTTTCTAAAGCAAAGTTTAATTTCTTTACTATAGGCAATACGGTTTCTAAATAATACAACCGCATATTCGGACGAAGATTAGCATTATTTCCAGAATCTAGTAAGATTGGAGGTACGCCAAGTGCTTTTAAAATAGTCTTTTCAGTTTCTTCTGTAGCACTTTGAAAGTCTAACTCTTTAAAGTTTACGTTTGAAATAGAGTCTACTTCAATACCACCATCAAGAATAAGAGGTCTACGGCCTCCTGCGTCTGGCTTATAACGTGCTTGCCAAGACATGAGCATACGCTCTTTAATTTTCTCTGAAAGAGTATTAGGACTTTTAAGTACGAGTCCTGGAACTGCACCATTCTTAAAGAAGTTATCTTGAAAAGATCTCATGCTCGACATTAACTTCATAGTACGAAGAGCAGGGCTTAAACGTGGAACTCCTCTATAAATAGAGTAGAACGAATTTTCTTTAACGTGAATAATTTCACTAGGAGAGTAAGTTATTCTCTCGTTAAAAGTAAACTTTTCAATGTAAGTAGTATCACTTGCATGAATAATCATCTTATCTGCTGGAAGATGATACAAGTGTACTCCATCAAAATAAATAAAGATATTTCCGTCAAGGATTAAATCAATAATACAGTTTCTACGAAAAGTATTTATATCCTGAAAAGGATTAGGCTCAGTATTGAGAAGAAGATCTACTCTACTGCGCTTTATACCTTTCTGTACGGCAGTGCCCTTTGTAGGCATTCCAACGATGGTATTAATTTCGGCAGCATCATCTACAATCATGTTGACGCCACGATTAACAATTTCTAATTCTTCGTAGGCACGCTCGTATGAATAAGTTGGCTCTCTAGTAGGCTCAATTTTATTATCGTAGTATGGTTGCGCAGGATTCAGTTTTTCTTCCAAATCTTCAGGCTTTCTACCTAGTAATGTATCATACCACGCCATGTTTAGTTCTCTGTATTTCTACCCAGTTCTCTTGCTTTTTAGCTGTAGCTAGAGAAGGATCTTTGCCATAAATAGAGTGTAGCTGTAGATGATGTGCATGGCATAAAGTTACTGTATAGTCATATAACTCTGCGTGCTTTTCTTCTATAAACTCATCTCTCCATACGACAATGTATTCGTCAGTATAGTGATCAGGGCGTGTAGCCTGTTTTTCTTTCAACCACTCAGAGAGTAGAGGACTTAAACTGTAAAAATGATGAAAGTCTAGTTTCTCTGTACTTTCACAAATGTAGCAAGCCCCTGCTTTTTGGTATTGGGACTTTGCTTTGTCCCGAATATACTTAACTCTGTCTCTTTTTAGCTGTGCCATGTGGTTTCTTTTCTACTTTGATAACGAAATTATAGCTAACTTGAGGTTTGTTGTCAAACACTATTTTTAACCATGTCCTATTAGAATGTGGTCTGCGAAGTTTCAAACGAGTACAAAGCATATCGAAGAGCATCTGCCATATGCGATGCTTTGTTATGCTTGGGCTTCTCCTTTAATAGATTAGGGTTTGGGTCCCATTGGTATTGGTCTAAGCAAGATAAAGTCTCGAAACACCTCTGATCTACAATAAGATTATTATTATCAACTATTGCTGCTACATGACCTATACCATCAATAATGGACTTCTTTGCATTTATTGTACTAATATCATAATTCTGCGCAAAGTCAAATCGAGTTTGAGCAGCCGCAGAATCTATGTAAATAAAGTCTATATCATACTTATTTATAGCATCTCTAATTTCTTCTGCATGTTTCTCTGTAGTTTTTTCAGAGTCGTAGTACTCTCCGAGTACATAATATTTTCCAGTATCCCAGTCATATGCTATTACACAAAAAGCGGTAGGATCTCTAAAGCCTACGTCTAACCCTGCGAATATATCCATACCAGTAGTGTCTAATTCTGATAAATCTGCAACACATTCTTCAGCATTAAAGTTCCAAATTTGTCCTTCATAAGTATTAAAATCCGCTTCGTATTCTTGCTTAAACTCTGACTCGCTCATAGACTTCTTGGCTTCGTCTACATCATGTTGACTCATGCGAGGATTATCTTTGTAGGTTGCTTTTATACTTATCCATTCAGGAAACTCAGCAGAGAATCCTCTGTCAAAAAATTTTGCAAACCAGTTATTCTTTCCTCGTGGAGTAGAAATAAAAATTGCTTTTGAATTATCTTTATCGAGTGTGGGGCGCAAAGAAACATTAAAAGCTTCCTCTCCGTCTGTAAGTGCCGCCTCATCAAAGATAATTAGATCGTAAGAACGCCCTACAGAAGAGTCTACCTGATTTACAGAACCCATTCGTACCGTAGAACCATTTGATATTTCTATAACTTTATCCTTTGCATTATCCCTTGTAACTTCGAGATCGAAGTGCTTAATAAGTGTTCTTTGCAGATCAAAGGAGATTTGAGAGAGGGAGTAGTTAGGGGACATGATAAGTATATTTGATTTTGGAACAAGTGAAACTAGTTGCCCTATAATATTTGCAATATAGGTTTTTCCCTGCCGTCTGGAGAGTGCTGCTGTCACAAAGCGATATTTTGGATTATTTATAGCATTTATAAGTGCTATTTGAGAGGGCAAAGGGTCGATTCCTAATAAATCCAGATAAGGATCAATAGGTAGTTTTAGAAATCGAGACCCTGAGTCTAGTTCTTGTATCTTTGTATATGGAACATCTACCCTACTAACTTGTACTGCCATTATTCTTTTTTTCCACTATTTGCGTATAAACCAAACCAAGCAGCTCCTGCTCCTACAATTACTGAAATTAGACCTGCTTGTTCCATGGTAGGGGCTTCTAAAGCCATAAACCATTTTGAACTTGAATAGAGTAAATAAATATAAGTAGTAATAAATATTCTTGGAAAGATACGCCAAGCATCTATTGCAACTGCCAAGTCTTTTATTTTTTGGTATCGAGCTTCCGGTGGGGGAGCTTCTGGAGCCGCTGCTGCTGCATCTTCAAGTTCATCAATACGATCTAGTAGAGCGTTGTATTTATCTAAGTCTACTTGTACTTCATTTCGAGTATTATCTTCCATTTAGTTTTCCAATTATACCGGATCTAGTATTAGATCGAATGACCCCGTTGCGGGAAAGTTATTTCCAGTAGTTGTTGCTCGGAAATCTATATCCATCTTCGGAGGAAGATAGAAAGGAACAGAGTAAGTTTGAGTAAAAGTTGTTTCGTATAACTCAAGCTGTGCACGTATTCGGAAAGTTCCTCCAAAGTCACGAGTATATAATTTAAACTCAGCGTCCCCTCCTTTACCAATACCTGCGGTAAACTGGGTTCCGTAAGCACGAGTATTCGCAGGCACGGTGTATACACACATAAGAGTTTGACTATCTCCTATTTTTATATGCCCTACGACAGTGCCTGTACCTGAAACTGTACGAGCAGTAATGGTTCCTACATTTGCTGCATCATCGCTATAAATCATACGATATATACGCTTAAAAGTATTTTGAGTAGGAACAGCTGTAAGTCCTGTCATTGTTACAGTTTCTTGTTGCAGAACATAATCTGCATCAAGACCATAAACCGTCAGAGACCCCGTATCGGAGGCAGAAGTACTAATAAGGTATAAAGTTTGGGGATTATCAAGTGCAGACCATGGGTACGCTCCGCCTTGTGTCCAAAGGGTTTGAGTGCCTGAAACAAGATTTGGATTTGCTCCAAATTTGTGTTCAAAAACGTAGTCTCGTTCTGCGCCTCTAGCAATGTCTAATCCGTATGCTCCAATCATTACCATTTTACCTTATCGGCCCAATAAGCTGCGCTCATTTTGCCCTTTGCAATATTCTTTGCATGACGAGCCTTAAACGAGGCGCGCTTCTTTTTCATTGCAGCAGACTCACCAGCTTTAGGCTTGCCCGCAGTCTTTGCGCCTTGCTGACCGAAACGAATAGTCTTTACTTTTGTTCCCACTTTTGCTACTACGATGTGAGACTTCTTAGGATGGCCAGGAGTTCTACGAGGTTTATTGTAGCCTGATACCTTAGCTCTTTTAAGTCTGGAGTCTTTCTTTTTACCTTTTCTTACCGCCACGTCGTTGTCTCTTACGAGCATATGTTTTCACATAAGTCGGCTTGCCTCCAGGATTCCCTGCTGCACGCTTTCTTCGAATAGCGGAGCGTTTTTG